AAATCGTTCGTAAGCACACCAACCGCAAGCCCGTAATCAGTATCATTATAGATACGAATGGCGTCATCGAGATCGTCAAAAGGAATAATAGCAACGTGAGGCCCAAACACTTCATTCTTTAAGTAAGATACATCACGCCACTCGGTTTTGTAAACCATAAAAGAAGAAAAGAATGCTCTGTCATTTACACTTTCGTATTTAGGTTGGAGCAAGACTTCCGCTTCTGCGTCGGCTAGAACCATGTCGTTATATTTTTTTACTTTCTCAAACCCCTGCTTGTTGATTAGTGGTCCATAGTTCTGAGTTTCGTCTGGCTTGTAGTCTACCCAGCCGAGCGCGTCTGGTGTGCCAGAGGTGCTAACTACTTTTTTAAAGGGGCTTCCTGTTTTTAGGTTAGACGCAGCACTGGCAAAGTCTTTAGCGAATTGGTCTACAATGGATCTTTGTACTATCATTCTACCCGAAGAAACACAGCGTTGCCCAGAAAGCTTGTGTGCGCTTGCAATCGCTGCCTCTAGGGCAAGCTTGGCTTCAACATCATCAAATATAATACAAGCAGACTTGCTGCCCATTTCACATGAAGTCGTCTTATGCCAACTTTCGGCCGCTACTTTTCTAATGTGTTGACCAACCTCGGCAGAACCAGTAAAACAAATATGATCCACATCAGCGCGAGCCAAGAGATCACCAGTACAACCAACCCCATGCACCAAGCTAACGACTCCATCAGGGAGACCAGCTTCCTTATAAATCTCGACAGCCATTTGGGTTGACATTGGCGCATCTTCACTGGGTTTAATTACTACCGTATTTCCTTCTACAATTGCTGGTGCCGCGCACCAATATGCTCCAATTGCTAATGGGAAATTAAACGGAGATATAATAGCTATTACACCCTTCGGCTTACGCAACATATAACAATCTTTGTCTTCTATTTCAGAAGCTATGGCTTCACCGTGAGAGTATCTACCAGAACCGAACGCAAACTGAGCCATATGTAAAGCTTCATTTACTTCTGCGATGGATTCGTTATAGTTTTTTCCTGTTTCTAGGGAAATTACGGTTGCAAGCTCCTCTCTTCGGCGTTCAATTATTTGAGCTACTTTATACATGTAGTCCGAACGGACAAAACGGCTTACTTTTTTCCATTTATGAAAAGTTCTACGCGCAGACTCCACCGCCATCTCCACTTCCATGTGACCGCTTAGGGGAAACGCCCCTTGCGCTTTGCCGGTAGCAGGGTTTAGTTTGGTGTACATTTCTGCAGTGGCTTTCCACTTGCCGTTGATATAATTTCTACCTTCGAAGTTCATAAAATGATAATTATTTGGTTGATTCCATAAGCTCTTTAACGCTGTCTTTGCAGAACCCAGCACCCTCTCTATTAATGAATTCATATATTACTCCTGTTAGTTCTGATGGTTTAGTAAATACTTGCGTGAGCATGGTGTTTTGACTATTTTTTAGTTATCTTTATTCTGCGCTAGTAACAAAAGGTAGTCAACCAAATTTCTTATTTTCTTAACTTTAATTATTTCATTGTAAAATTCTTCCCCAGATTTAGGGTTATGCCCTATGGCATAGTTGTCTCCGTAGCTTCTTCCGTACCTGAAGGAATTAAAAGACAGTTCGCTTTCTCGTTTTTCTAGGCATTGTTTGATTATTTTTACAGAGTCTTCTTCCTTTACGATCTCAGCGAGCGTAAGTTCTATTTCTTTAAGATATTCGCCTCTTTCCATTTCAGTATCTCTTCTCGGCTCATCTCCCCGAAGTCATTTTTTGTAGGAAAAGCTACTTGGATTTGATGGGGATCAAAGTAATTTTTAAGCTTTCTTACAGCAGCTTCAACACCTTTGTTGCCTGCGTTATTATTATTAGAGTCATCGTTAAAAGATACAAAAATTTTATTAGGGTCTAATTTAATTAATAAACTAATAAAGGAGGGGCTTATGTTTAAGCCAAAGACTACCGCCGTATTCTGTATACCACACTCCCATAGAGCAAGCATATCTCCCACACTTTCGACAAGGATTATCTCTTTTTTTTCTTTGAGTATTTTGTGGTTAATTTGGAGGGGATATTTCCATTCGGATGTCCTTCCTCTGTGTAGCCATTTCGGGGTACTTTTGCCTTCTGGGATTTCCTTTATGTATCTACCCGTTACTCCGATTAGTTCTTTCTTTGAATTAAAAATCGGAAAAACGTATCTATTGGACATTGTTCCGTTGCTGACTACCCCTCCTTTAAAGAGGGCTAGAGTTTCCTTGGATATGTTTCGGTTTTCCCAGTAAGAATGATCTGGGATAATTTTTTCGAGATAGGAGCTTGGAAAAACTTTCACTCCAGAAACCGGCGGCCTGTGTTCTCTCTTTATTTCTCCGTTGATTTCCCACTTGTCTTTAAGTATGGTCTTAGCTTCTTCTATGTTTTTTAACCCCATGGAAATCTGTATTAAATATTCGAAGGAGCCGCTGATTTGTTTACTGAAGTCTATAAAGTGACCAGTGTCTTTCCTTACGGAAAGCACTGTGTCACTGCTGGAGTCTCGATACATGGGTTTCATTCGGAATTCTCTTCCGTTATCCTTTATGTTGGAGTATCCAACGTCTAGGAGTATGTTCTTGAAGTCCACCTATATTACTTCTCCATCTCTGTTGCTTTCGTCTTCTAAACTATACTGCATTCTTTCTCTAGCCGCAATGTCTGCCGCACTACCGGATTCTTCAACGTTAAAATTCCTTACGGTAAAATTAAGAAAGTTATTTTCAAATCTTACGTTGCCATTCTCGTCCGTTCTCCTTACTAAGTCGTGGTGACCTGCGGCATCTTTACCTTGAAATCTTGTTTTGAGGGTTATGAGTTTATGTGTGCCAAACTCTTCTCCGTCGTTAGCTAGTTCGTCTACGGTTTTTCTTCTAAAGATTCCTACGTACGAAGCGAACCATTGAAGTCGATCAGATTGCGCTATTGCGGAGCTATCGTCAAGAACTGCTCCTCCTCGTCTGTTGAAATTTTCTCCACTGCGATTGGCTTGAATAGCTGTAACTATTGGGCAATTCAGTTCCTCTGCTAGTTTCTTGAGCTTGTCGACTTTATCCCCTATCGCTTGATACTCTGCCCAGTTGTTTCCAACTTTCTCTCCAGTTAGTTTTATGTAGTCATAACCAAGAACGAAAGGGTTACCCCTTCCAACGTGAGTCATGGCCCACCTACGGACAAAGGAACATAGTTGATCAATGTTTTTATTCCCCACGGGGTAATGATAAAGCTCGCAGTTATTTATTTCTTTGAAAGCAGCTCTGACTTTCTCTATTAGCTCTGGGTTACTTCTCCATTTTCCTGTTTCAAGGTGCCAAAGGGATACCCCGCTGAGTGCGGATGCTATCCTGAATTTTACGTCCTCGGTGTCCATTTCCGTGTCTAGCAGTAGGGCTTTTACTTTGCCCTTTTCTGCTATCTTTCTACATAGGTCGGCTATAAAGGTGGACTTGCCTTGGCCGGGTCTCGCAACTACGGCGTATAAGTTTCCATTGCGTAGCCCTCCATACATTCTGTTAAACTCTGGATAAGGTGTAGCGAATCCGGATTCTTCACAGGGGTTTTCACCCCTCTCTTCTACTAGGGATTCTATATCGTTAAGTAGCAATTCGGGTTCTTGCTCAGCCGTTTCTATGTCTTTGATTTCGTCTCCGTATAAGTTGTCTACCGTACTTACAATTTCATCAATACCTTTTTCTCCGTTTTCTTTTATGAACTTTTTGATGTCGTCACATTTGTGGTACAAGTTCCTTCTTACTGTAAGCTTTGCAAGTTCTTGCGCTGCCTCCATTAGCCCTTTTATGTTGATTGAAGTAAAGGCGATTGAGTCTAGGTAATCATAAATATTAATATCATCTTTGAATGATATCCCAATGTTTTTAATTTTTTCAGCGATAACTACCGTGTCAACGCTCTCGTTTTTTATTATCGCATTTCTTAAAACACAGAAGATTGTTTGATGAACTTCATTAATGAAGTCTTTTTCTGAAATGTATCTTTCAATGTCTGGAAAAAATTTGGGGTTGTTTATGAGTCCACCCAGCACATGTCTTTCTATCTTGATCGAATATATTGATTCCATATTTATTACTGCCTTTCATACCGACGCCTTCTCCGCTTGTATCTGTCTTGTTGTTCCACTTCGTGTTGTCGTTTGTTTGCATAAACCGAGTATACAGGAACTTTTACTGGAAGCAACAAAAATCATATTTTTATTTTGAAAGTTTTTTCAATGAAGTCTTTGGATAGGTTTTCTAGGTCGTTTTCTTCTATTTCTATTAATTTATATTCATTTTTTGCAAGCCATTCAGCCTTTTGGTGATCCCTCTTAATCGAACTAAGGTATTTCGCTCTAGAGTTTCCGTGAAAGAACTTATTAAAGGAAGAGTGCTGCGGCCCGTTTACCTCAACCGCTACCTTGATTGTGGCATTTAAGATGTCCACTTTGAGTCTCGTTCCATACACGGGGAACTCTTCATAGACTATATGGCCAAGCCAGTAGGTCTTAAGGAAGTCTTTGACTTGTTTCTGGATCTTGGATCTCGACTTTTTGTTCCAGTCTATGAGGTATTTGGATACACTCCTGTTTTGCAGTCTTCCGTTTATGTTGTAAAGTCTCATTTTTTTCGTAGGTTTTCTTTGTACCAGCTGTAGGTTAAATTAAGCCCTTCGTCTAGAGAATATTTATGCATCCATCCAAGCCTGTTCATGCGTGAGGTGTCCGTTACTCTGCGTAAAACCCCTTCGGGTTTGTCTTTTTGAAATACTACTTCCCCTTTGTAGTTAACGGTTTGTGCAATTTTTTTTGATAATTCTTCTATGGAACATTCTTCTCCGGTGCCTACATTTAGGACACTAACGCCCTCGGAGTAAATGTCGTCTGCGTTTATATTTTTTACTGCAAATATGCATGCGTCTGCTAGGTCGTCCACATACTGAAATTCTCTTTTAGCTTTTCCTGTTCCCCACACCTCTACGAATGAAGCGCCGCTTTCTTTCGCTTCGTGAAATCTTCTTAGCAAAGCGGGCAAAACGTGAGAATTTTTAGGGTGAAAGTTGTCGTTCGGTCCGTATTGATTCGTGGGCATTATAGAAAAAAAGTTGGACCCATGTTGTCTGTAATAACTTTGGCACATTTTTACCCCAGCTATTTTTGATACAGCGTAGGGCTCATTTGTTGGTTCTAGGGAAGAGCTTAGGAGGGCTTCTTCCTTAATGGGCTGGTCGGCAAATTTCGGATAAATGCAAACGCTACCGAGGAAAATTAACTTTTCAATTCTGTGTTTATAACAGCCATGAATAATGTTGTTTTGTATTTGTAAGTTTTGGTAAATAAAATCAGCAGGATATGTGTTGTTCGCGTGGATGCCTCCTACTTTTGCCGCCGCATCTATTACTATATCTGGTTTGTTTGTTTTTAAAAAATGGTCCACAGCTGCTTGATTGAGCAGATTTAGTTCGTTGCGGTCAGCGGAAAGAACTGGAAGGCCTTCTTCTTCTGCTCTCCTCTTAATGGCTGAACCGACTAGGCCTCTGTGTCCCGCTATAAATATCTTTGTCATATCAATAGAAAGCCTGAGCGCCGGTTAGCTACTCCGGTCCTCCTACGCGCGAAGGCGTGCAAGCTCACACTACGCTCAGGCT